GAAGGTACAAGCCAGATGCGCCTACCGATGCTGGGTTAATCTCACACTCGTTAACCCCGGAGAAGTATGCGAAATCGACCACGACGGTCCCCTTGCTTCGATGAAGAAGGGGTCTTCGTGGGTGTTTGAATTTGACCGCACGATGGCAGGGACGGGCTTGCCTCCTGCCATCGGCGGTTTCATCTGCAAGGACTGTAACCGAGCTTTTGACAAGTTACAGGAACTTGGAAATCACACGAAGCACGATCATCACAAGACCGGATGGAATCTTCCCAGGATGGAAGTAGTCGAGGAGACCGAGCCGGTCGTCAAGAAGGAAAGGAAACCTCGCAGTCCCGGAACGTATACGTGCAAGTTTCCGGAATGCGGGGCCACCTTCGACAGTCTTCCTGAAGTTCTAAAACATCGGAGGACTGACCACAAAGCTCCTCAGCTTGAAAGTGTAGGGCAGGCGGCCTCTGCCTAAAGGGGGTCGCATTGAACTACTCACAGACCGGAATTGCTAACCTGGCGCTGGGAAGATTGGGAGCCAGGGGTCAAATCACCAGCATCAATGAAAACTCGCCCAACGCCGTCAAAGTTCTGGCGGTATGGGATTATATTTTTCAGGAAGTTTTAAGCGAACGTGACTGGAAATTTGCCAAGACTCGTGCCCAACTGCAATTAAGCCCCGTTACACCCCTCTACACCTACGCTTATGCGTGGGCGCTTCCCTCCGACCTTCTGCGTTTTGTCCGACCTGTTAAACGGCCCGAGAACCGGCGAAATTTCTGGTGGGGATGGGGGCCGGAAGGAAGCGGGTGGTATCAACGAAACGATCCACCCTTCTGGCCGGTCAACACCGATTATAAAATCGAGACCTTGACGGCGGGGTGGAAGGTAGTGCCTCCAGCCGATCCGATCCCTTATCCCCCTCCATTTCCTTCGGGACGCTATGCGTTGACCAATTACGACGGGTCAGATGGAAACGCCATGATTACCTACATTCAGCTTATCTCGGACTACACTCAACTCATGCCGGGGTTCGTTAATTGTCTGGCTTACAGGCTTGCTCAGGAACTCTCCATATCTATTACGGAAGACAAGGGTAAATTCCAGCAGATGGAACAGCTTTACAGGGAAAGTCTCAACTCCGCCGAAGCCCAGAACGAATGCCTTGATTTTTCCGAGGATGAGAGCGGAAGCACCTCTTGGGAGGATGCTGGAAGGTTGATCAGGTGGTGGTGGTAGTTAATGCCCGCTAAAATCTACCATTCCGTCAATGCCTTCAACTCTGGAGAAGTCAGTGGTCTGATCTCCGGGGCGAGGGATGACATCTCGAAGTACCGCTCCGCCTGCCGCATCCTCGAAAATTCTGTTCCTTTGGTCGAGGGCGGAGCCAAGAAGATGCCGGGAACCTACTTCGGGAATTCAACGGCTTTGGGAGGCTCGACTTTTACGGGTTCGATTTCAGGCACTACCTTGACCGTGACTGCCGTTAACTACGGAACGTTGAGGGTTGGAGATGCCTTATTCGGGACAGGGGTGACGGCGGGAACTACGATCACCGCGTTAGGGACGGGAACCGGAGGAACAGGGACTTACACCGTCAGCGCCTCTCAAACGGTTGCAAGCGAACAGATGATGACGGAATCTGGTGGAAAGAGCCGTCTGGCTCCGTTTCAGTTTTCAACCGCTCAGGGAGCATTTCTCGAATTGTCCCAATACCTTATAAGGATTTGGGTGGATGGAGGTCTGGAACTTGGTTTTCCGGTAGATGTTCTGGACTACAACCCTGTAACTTCTTACACCGCTGGGAATACCGTTTTGGTAGGCTCTTTCTCGGAATTTGATTTTGCTTCGGGATTTCTTTCGATTGCCGCTCCTTACGGTCAGACGAACGCCATAACCGTTCCCATTGCTATCTCGGTGAATAGTTCCGACGCCCTCTCGGTTACCAAAACTGGAAGCTCTCCAAATCAGGGGATCAGTATTGCTCTGGCAAAAACCACCGCAGCCGATAATTCCTCTACCTTAATTCAGGCGGCAATCAGGGCTTTGGTGTCGCTCAATTCTCCCGTTGACAATTACATTGACCTTTCGGCGTGGACGGTGACTCCCGATCCTCTATACCGTTCCAGCCCTTCAATCACCGCACCCACGACAAGCTACGCAATGCAGTCCGTCAATCAGGGGTATGAGTGCCTTTCTGCAAACCAGTATGATCAGTTTCCCGTCATCGTTACCGTAGTGATTCATGGAGACGTTCACCGGATTTATGTGGTCCCAAACTCGCCTTATTGGGGGTCAAGCGCCATTGCCAGCACGGTGATTGAACTTGCAACGCCTTATCTGGAAGGCGATTTATTCTCTCTCGATTGCAGCACCCAGAGCGCCGATGTTCTGTGGATTTTTCACCCATCCTATCCTCCGGCCTGCGTTGAGAGGAAAAGCGCGAACTTCTGGACTTACACCACCATTCCACCCGGAGTTTCAGCGGGGGAGCCATCCTATCGGGGAACTCTCGGAGTGGTGAAGACGGGATACTCAGGCCTTGGCTTGCCTATTACGGCCATGACACAGGCTAACCCCTGCGTGATTACGGTTAATGCTACAAGCGCCGTATTAAATCAAGGGGACCGCATTTACATCAATTTGAGTTCTGGGATGGTGGAGTTGAACGAAGGCGAATTCGTCGTTCAAAACCCCTCCTACGACGCTAATGGAAATCTTAAATTCAATGTCGCTGACCCTGACACGGGAAGCCTCATCAATTCAACCGGGTTTCTGGCCTATACGGGTGGTGGATTCGCGGTACAAGTCTCAGCTCTCTTTGCTCAGGCAGGTGATTATCCGGCTTGCGGAACGTTCTATCAGGACCGTTTGGTTGTGGCAGGAAGCGACAACAACCCCACTCAGCTTAATGGAAGCGTGGCAGGAGATTACCCTGACTTCATCTGCGATCCGAACGAAAACGATTATGCTTATCAATTTACCCTGGTATCTACCAAGCTCGATCAAATCCTCAATATGATTGGCTCTCCCAACGCTCTGATTGCGGGAACGGCGGGTGGGGTTTGGATCATCTCGGGAAGTTCGGGAAACTCACTAAGCCAGACCAATGTAAACGCATCGAAACAAACCACCTGGGGAGTCAGCAGCCTTCAGCCTCAAATGGTGGGAAGTTACGCACTTTTCGTCAGCCGCTCCGCCCGCATTGTCATGATGATGGTCTATAATTTCGGGACAAACCAGTGGGACAATTTCGACCTTACTCGTCTCAATAGAAACATCACTCTCGGCCCTTCTGATATCGAGTCTGGAATTGTTCAAACTGCCATGCAGATTGAGCCTTATCCCATCTTCTGGGCGGTGAGGGCCGATGGCCAGTTGATTGGACTGGTCTTCAATCAGCAGGACCAGGTGTTTGCGTGGTTTAGGGTCAACATTCTCCCTGAAGGCGGAAGCATCGAGTCGGCAGCGGTTATTACCCAGCAGAACGCGGAAGACCAGCTTGCAATTGTGGTCAATCGAACGATCAATGGGGTGACCCAAAGATACTTCGAATACTTCATGCCCCAGGAGCTTTTCAGCGATCTTTCAAACGCTTTCTTCGTTCACTCCGGCCAGCAGTGGAATGGGTCCGGACCGTTCTCAATTACGGGAATAGGGAATGGAAGTCCCTGCGTGGTGACGGCTCCCGGTCACACTTTTGTGAATGGTCAGACGGTACAGATTTCCGGTGTGATTGGGATGGTTGACCCGGTAAACCAGCAGAGCATCAACCAGGATAAGACTGAAGCTTACGTCGTGGCCAACTCCAATGCGGGAGCGGGAACGTTTGAGTTGTCGGGGATGGATACCTCAACTTGGTCGGCTTATTCGAGCGGGGGTCAGGTCATGCAGGTGACGAACGAAGTCACTGGAATGAGCTACCTGATTGGAAACAACGTCGTAGCTGTTGGCGATGGGGCCGTGATTTTACAATCAACCGAAGTTACTGGGGATACGGTCAGCTTCACATCTTACTCGAACTTGATCACCATCGGGATACCCTACACGGTTAAAATTCAACCAACCAATCCAATTACATCGACTCCCGTTGTGACCACACAGGGGCAGAAACAGAAGCTTGACCGGATTACCTTGTCACTCTATGAGTCGATGGGGGGAAAGTTTGGTATCGACACGAGCCATTTGTATGATATTACTTATGGGTCGGGGACGCAACTGCTAGCGCCTCA